TGGCTATGGCAGGTACGACCGTGCTCATGGCGCCCACGGCGCTCATGATGGTGCATAACCCGCTCACGGTGGCGATTGGCGACAGTGAGGAGATGCAAAAAGCCATCGATATGCTCTCCGAGGTCAAGGAAAGCATCATCAACGCTTATGAAATCAAAAGCGGTCTATCACGGACAAGGCTCTCGCATCTGATGGATGCCGAAACGTGGATGAATGCAAACAAGGCAATGGAGCTGGGCTTTTGTGATGGACTGCTTGCGGATGACAAAAAGCCGCCGACGGATGAAGCTGAGATCAGCTTTGCATTTAGCCGAAGGGCAGTTACTAACTCGCTGCTCAACAAAGCAATGAAAAAGGGCCCCACCGTTTCCGAGCCAGAGAAGCAAGGGCGCTCGGTGGATTCGCTCATGGAGCGTCTGAACCTGATCAAACACAATTAAGGAGGAATACAAAATGACGATTCTCGAACTGCGCGAAAAGCGCAATAAGACGTGGGAAGCTGCAAAGAGCTTCCTTGATTCCCATCGCAGCGACAAGGGCACCCTCTCTGCTGGGGATGATGCTTCCTATTCCCGCATGGAGCAGGACATCACCGATCTTGGCAAGGAGATCTCTCGACTGGAGCGTCAGGAGGCGCTGGACGCCGAACTGAGCAAGCCCATCGGTAAGCCGCTCACCACCGCTCCGCTTTCGGGTGCCAGGAAGGATGGCCGTGCTTCCGATGAGTATCGGCGCTGCTTTTGGAACCTGATGCGTTCCAAGGCAGCGATGCCCGAGATCGTGAACGCGCTGCAGATCGGCACCGATTCCGAGGGCGGCTATCTTGTGCCGGATGAATACGAGCGCACGCTCGTGGAAGCGCTCGAGGAGGAGAACATCTTCCGACAGCTCGCCAAGGTGATCAGAACCTCCAGCGGCGATCGGAAAATCCCCGTTGTGGCATCCAAGGGTACTGCTGCATGGATTGACGAAGAGGGCGCGTTTACCGAGAGCGACGATTCCTTCAGCCAGGTTTCCATCGGGGCGTACAAGCTGGGCACCATGATCAAGGTATCCGAAGAGCTGTTGAATGACAGCGTGTTTGACCTTGAAAGCTACATCGCCCGTGAGTTCGCTCGCCGTATTGGCGCAAAGGAGGAGGAAGCCTTCTTCACCGGCAACGGCAGCGGTAAGCCGCTTGGCTTCCTCGCAGCAACCGGCGGTGCGCAGACGGGCGTAACCGCTGCGTCCACCTCGGCGATCACTGCCGATGAACTCATCGACCTGTTCTACTCCCTGAAGAGCCCGTATCGCAAGAACGGCGTGTGGCTGCTGAACGATGCAACCATCAAGACGGTCAGAAAGCTGAAGGACAGCAATGGCCAGTACCTCTGGCAGCCCGCACTGGTTGCCGATACCCCGGATACCATCCTCGGCAGACCCGTCAAGACCTCGGCATATATGCCGGCGATCGCAGCAGCGGCAAAGTCCGTTGCCTTTGGCGATTTCGGCTATTACTGGATCGCCGATCGGCAGGGCCGTTCGTTCAAGCGCCTTGGTGAGCTGTATGCAGCGACCGGTCAGGTCGGCTTCCTCGGCTCCCAGCGCGTAGACGGCAAGCTGATTCTGCCCGAGTCGATCAAGGTGCTGGCGCAGAAGGCATCCTAATAAAAAGGCGGTGAGGATGTATGAACGAACTGCTGGCAAAGGTAAAAGCGAATCTGATCGTAGAGCATAGCGCGGACGACGCGCTTATTCTATCGTATATCCTCGCCGCCGTATCGTATGCCGAGAGTTATCAGCATTTGACGGAAGGGTATTACGAATCCAATCCCATGCTTCCCACGACAGAGCAGGCAGTGACTATGCTGGCGTCCCATTTTTACGAATCGAGAGATGGCAGCACCGCTGGCTTTTTTGCAGACAGCGTCGGTGCAGCGGAGCAGGTCTGGAAAACGGTCAATACACTGCTGCGCCTTGATAGGAGCTGGATGGTATGAGCTTTGGCAAGATGAATACCCCAATTAGTGTTTGCAGCATCACCAACAGTAAGGATTCAGCCGGATTTGCAGCCAAGCAGCGGCACCCCCTGCTAACCTGCCGCGCTTACAAGGAAGAGAAGAACATGAGTGAGAAGTGGTCGGGCAGCGCAGTGTTTTCAGAAGCAACCGTGCTGTTCCGCTTCCGCTGCTGTCCCGGGATTTCCATTTCTACACGGGATGTTATTGTCTGCGATAACGTCCAGTACGACATCATCAGCGTGGAAGATGTTCGCGGACGCAGCATGTATTATCAGGTGCTTGCTAAGAGCTCGGAGGCGTCAAATGGCTGATGTCGAGATAAAGATGCCCACCGAGCTGCTGGAGCGCCTATCAAAGCTCGGTGCACGGCAGGATGAGATCAGTGCAAGGGTGCTGGAAGCCGGCGCAGAGGTACTGGAGGCAAAAATGCGTTCAGCACTGGCAGGCGCAGTTGGTAAAGACACAAAATACGAGTCCAGATCGACGGGTGAGCTGTTGGGTGCGCTCGGCACCTCACCCGTGCTCATCGACAGGAACGGCAACAGCAATATCAAGGTAGGATTTTCCGAACCGCACTCGGGCGGTGTCAGCAATGCAAAGCTCGCTTCCATTATCGAATATGGTAAGCATGGCCAGCAGCCAAAGCCCTTTCGAAAGCGCGCGCAGGCGGCAGCAAAAGCACCGGTGCGCAATGCAATGATGGCAAAGCTGGAAGAGGATCTGTCGAAGATATGAGTATTCTTGAAGAACTAAAAACACTCGTCGAGGGCTTAGGAATCCGTGTGGAAACCGGTGCGTTTTCAGAGCCCGCGCCCGACACCTATGTGGTATTGACGCCGCTGACGGACACTTTTTCCCTGTATTGTGATAACCGTCCTTCCCTTGACATCAATGAAGTACGCATTTCGCTGTTCAGCAAAAGCAACTATCTTCGGTTTAAAAACGATCTTGAGGCCGCTCTGCTCGACGGTGATTTCACCATTACCGACCGGCGCTATGTCGGATATGAAGAGGATACCGGCTACCATCACTACACAGTGGATGCAGCCAAACTATATGAAATGGAGGAACAGTAAATGGCAACGATTGGTCTTGACAGACTATACTACGCGAAAATCACGGAGGCCGCCAGCGGCGACGAAACCTACGCCACCCCGGTGCAGCTGGCTAAAGCCATCTCCGCAGACCTTTCCATAGAGCTGGCGGAAGCGACGCTGTACGCCGACGACGGCGCGGCGGAGATCGTAAAGGAATTCAAGTCGGGTACGCTTTCGCTGGGCGTAGACGATATCGGCGCGACCGTTGCATCCGATCTGACCGGGGCGACGATCGACGACAACAACGTCGTGATCTCCGGCAGCGAGGACGGCGGCGACCCGGTAGCGATCGGGTTTCGGGCGAAGAAGTCGAACGGCAAGTACAAGTATTACTGGCTGTACCGCGTGAAGTTCGGCGTCCCGGAAACGAACCTCGCCACCAAGGGCGACAGCATCACGTTTTCCACCCCGACGATCGAAGGCACGATCCTGCGCCGGAACAAGCTGGACGGCAATGGCAAGCACCCGTGGAAGGCCGAGGTCACCGAGGGCGACGCAAACGTCGCGGCGGCAACGATCAGCGGCTGGTACACGCAGGTGTATGAACCTACGTTTACCGAGTAAGGAGGAACAAAATGGATACGGAACGCACGGCTTCTATCATGATCGGAGAGGAGCAGCACACGCTGCTTCTCACGACCAAGGCGACCAAGGAGATCGCAGGCCGCTACGGCGGGCTGGAGAACCTTGGCGATAAGCTGCTAAAGACGGAGAACTTCGAGCTGGCGATCGGCGAGATCGTATGGCTGATTACGCTTTTAGCAAATCAGAGCATCCTCGTCCATAACCTCAAGAACAGAGACGCTGCCAAACCCCTCCTTACCGAGGACGAGGTGGAGCTTCTCACTACGCCGTTCGACCTCGCCGGCTACAAGGCGGCGATCACCGAGGCGCTGTACAAGGGCACGAAGCGCAATATTGAAAGCGAGGACGACCCAAAAAACGCGGAAGTCGGGTAACAGACGAGGAGCTGTTTACCCGACTTCTATATTACGGCGTCAGTCTGCTTCATCTGTCAATGGACGAAGTGTGGCTGACGCCGTTTGGCTTGCTGCTCGATCTGTGGGAATGCCATAAGCAGTATAACGGCCTGGCAAAACCGAAAAGAGCGGTGCATATCGACGATATTATCCCGGACGGGTTCTAAGGGGAATGCGCTCACGGGCATACAAGAAAACATACAAGAAAACATACAAGATATTGTATCGATGATGTGATACCGGAAGGGATAGGATTTCATTATGCCGATAACGGCAATGTTTCATGATTATTCGTGTATGTCTCGTTGATTTCTTGCCGATACTATGCTATAATGGAGCAGGAAGGCAAGGAGGCGGTCACATGAGCTATCTATCGGTAGCAGAAACAGCGAAAAGATGGGAAATGTCCGAGAGAACCGTGCGCAATTACTGCGCTCAGAACAAGATACCCGGCGCGTTTCTCACGGGCAAGACCTGGAATATTCCCGATAACGCCGAAAAGCCGGGCAGGCTAAACGCCCGCGACACAGCGCCGAAAACGCTGCTCGACATTCTGAAAGTGGAACAGGCGGCAAAGACCTCCGGCGGCATTTATCACAAGCTGCAAATTGAGCTGACCTATAACTCCAACCACATCGAGGGCAGCCGCCTGACCCACGACCAGACGCGCTATATCTTTGAAACGAACACCATCGGCGCAACGGATGGCACGATGAACGTGGATGATATTGTCGAGACGGCAAACCACTTCAATTGTATCGACATGATTATCACGCAGGCGAAGTATCAGCTGTCAGAGAAATTCATCAAGGAGCTTCACCGAACGCTGAAAAGCGGCACGAGCGATTCGCGTCTTGACTGGTTCGCCGTGGGCGATTACAAGCGGATGCCAAACGAGGTGGGCGGCAAGGAAACCACCCCGCCGGAGCAGGTCGCGGACGAGATCAAGAAGCTGCTTGCCGAATATAACGCTGTGAAGGACAAAACGCTGGAGGAAATCATCGACTTCCACGTCCGCTTTGAGAGCATACACCCATTCCAAGACGGCAACGGGCGCGTCGGACGGCTTATTATGTTCAAGGAGTGCCTGCGCAACGGTATTGTGCCGTTCATCATCGACGATGATATGAAGCTGTTCTACTATCGCGGCCTGCACGAGTGGGGCAGCGAAAAGGGCTATCTCACCGACACCTGCCGGCACGCGCAGGATCAGTTCAAGAAATATCTGGACTATTTTAGGATTGGGTATTAGCGGGAAAACATCGATTTGACTTGTAGATTATTTTATATAATCTAATGGAACAACAAACCGAATCATGAGAGGGCATCAACATGGCAAAAACGAAGGAGAAGGATATCTTTATGGTAATCAAAGAGAATGACCTTGAAGCGGTAAAGGCGATGATCGCAAAAGACCCGGCTCTTGTCAATTCGGTCGCGCCGAAAAAGCCTGTGGATACAAAGGGAATGTCGCCGCTGCAGGTCAGCCTTACGACCGATTGGCATCGGGATATTGCAGACTTTTTGCTTGACAACGGCGCCGCCGTCAATTATATGGAGCCGCCGGAGCTGCATATTCCCCAGGCGCACCCGGTACTGCACGATGCGGTCAGTGTAGCGATCTGGAATTCCAGAAGATACGCGTGCGTTGACGCAGACGATCCGGACAATATTGAGTTTGAATGGAAGCACACAAAAGACGATGCCGACCGCGCTTACGCTCTGCTGAAAAGAATGATCGACATGGGAGCGGATGTAAACGCGGTGAACAATTACAACGACAATGCGCTTTCGGAAGCTATACAGCAGGCGTCCTATCTCTGCCCCCAAAGGGATCCTCTGACCGGCAAGACTTATCCGGGCCTGAAAAAGACGCCGGAAATGGTTGAGGACTTTCAGCGGATATTTCGCCTTTTGATCCAGTCCGGCGCCGATACCGAAAGCCGCAACAGCTATAACAAAAAGACCATTCGAGAATTTTACCAAGACGGTGAGGTCTGGCCGATATATGAGCCGGTGCTTCGGGAATTCGGAAAGGTATAATTTCAACAATCTATTAGGAGTATAACTTTCGCTCACTAACTTCCCGTTTATAGGGCGAATGAATCAATAATTGAATCAAGCTTTAGGCGCCCCGGAAACAGGGTGCCTTTTTCATGCCATTATTTGCGGAAGGAGGTGCTCAAATGGCGGATGATTTTGGTCTGAAGATCGGGCTGGAGGGCGAAAAGGAGTTCAAACGGGCGCTGTCGGATATCAACCAGTCCTTTAAGGTTCTGGGCAGCGAAATGAAGCTCGTATCCTCCCAGTTCGATAAAAACGACTCCTCCGTGCAGGCGCTTTCCGCCCGGAATCAGGTGCTCAATAAGGAGATCGAGGCGCAAAAGAGCAAGATCGAAACGCTTCGCTCCGCACTGGAAAACGCCGCGACCTCCTTTGGTGAAAACGACCGCAGAACGCAGGCGTGGCAGATCCAGCTCAATAACGCCGAAGCCGCGCTGAACGGCATGGAACGCGAGGTCGAACAGAACAACGACGCGCTCGATAAGGCGGAGAACGAGTTTGACGACGCCGGAAAGCAGGCGGACGACTTTGGCGACGAGGTCGAGGACGCCGGCAAGCAGAGCGACGACGCCGGCGGCAGGTTCGAGCAGCTTGGCACGGTCTGCAAAGCGGCGGGAGCCGCCATCGCAGCTGCGTTCGCAGCGGTAGGCGCGGCGGCGATCGCTGCAGGCAAGGCGCTCATCGACATGACCCGCGAGGGCGCGGCATACGCCGACAGCGTTCTCACAACTTCTACACAGACCGGCATTGCCACGGATAAGCTGCAGGAGTATATGTACGCGGCGGAGCTGATCGACGTTTCCACCGACACGCTCACCAAGTCCATGGCCAAGCAGATCAAGTCCATGAAGGCCGTGCAGGACGGCACGAAAACCTCCGTCGAGGCATACGACAAGCTGGGGGTATCCGTTACGAACGCGGACGGCAGTCTGCGCGACAGCGATACGGTCTACTGGGAGGTCATCGACGCGCTGGGCGGCATGACGAACGAGACGGAACGCGACGCGCTCGCCATGACGATCCTCGGCAAGTCCGCACAGGAATTGAATCCCCTCATTGAAGCGGGATCGGCGCGAATGGATGAGCTGGGACAGGCGGCGCAAAAGGCCGGTTATGTTGTCGGCGAGGATATGCTTCAAGCCTACGGCGCGCTGGACGATCAGCTTCAATATCTTTCGGTCGGCGCGACGGCGGCGAAGAACGCGCTGGGCACGGTGCTGTTGCCCGTGCTGACCGATCTTGCCGGAGAGGGCGTCGACCTGCTTGGCGAGTTTACCAACGGCATCCTTGACGCAAACGGCGACATCGGAAA